ATTTGCCGACCCATCAAAACTAACTCCTGCAATAGTTCTCGCAGTTTCCAAAGCTGTTGCTGTTGCTGCGTTTCCAGAGGTGTCTTGATTTCCAGAGGTGTTAACTCCCGGAAGATTAATGTTTGCAGAACCATCAAAACTTACACCACCAATATTTCTAGCTGTTGTTAAGGTTGCAGCAGAACCAGTTGTGTCTTGGTTAAGAGTTGCGACTCTTGCGGCTGCTAGTGTTCCAGAAGATATATTTGAAGCGTTTGTTGTGTCTGTAGTAGCTGAAGTGGCAAGTCCTGAGATTTTAGAAGTTGCTATTGCTGCACTTGAACTTATATTTGCGTTAACAATAGTCCCGTCATCTATTTTTGCTGAAGTAACTGCGTCATCAGCAATTTTTCCTGTAGTAACAGCAAGATCATTAATTTTAGCTGTTTGCACTGCACCATTAGACAATAGAGTTGCATCTATAGCCGTTAAAGCAATATCATTTGTTCCGATAGTTCCATTTGCTATTTTTGCAGAGGTAACAACCCCATCATCAATAGTAAAAGTTGCACCGCTATTGCTGACAGTAATATCTCCCTTATCGCCATCATCTATTCCACCACCACCAGTTATCTCAGCTACAGTTCCATTATCTTTCTTTGTAAATAATTTACCATTATCAGTTCTTATCGCTACTTCACCGACAACTAAATCACTAGCACTTGGATCGCTGCCACTTGCGTTTTTAAGTTTTATTGTGACCGCCATTTGTGTATCCTCCTAGTATTTAATTTATCTTAATAAGTTCCCCCATTAATATCAAAACCAGAAGTCGCTCCGTCCTCAAGAAATGTGACCAGATCGCTAAGTGCTACTTGTTTCATTGTGCCGTTGTCGTTCATCACCATTCGATCCGCTGTTGCCAAAGTGGTTGATGTAGCTGAAGTATCACCATCCATGATATTTAACTCAGCAGTCGTAACAGTTGCACCATCAAGAATCTGAACTTCAGCCTCTGATAAATCAGCAAGAGCATTTGCTGTTGTTTGACCCATAGTTGCAAGCTCTGTAAGCTTGTCTGAGTGTGGTTCAACATCTGTGCCAATTACTAATCCAAGAGCCGTTCTTGCTGCTGATGCCGAGGTTGCACCTGTTCCACCATCACCGATTGCAAGTGTTCCAGTAATAGAACTTGCTGCAAGATCAACAGCAATTTCAGTTGATTCAATTACTAAACCACCATTTGATTTGAGATCAACAGATAAAGTGTTTGCAGACTTATCTAAACCATCACCCGCTGTAATTTGACCCGCCCCAGAGAATTGAGCAAAAGCAAGGTTATTAGTCCCAACAACCGCTGATCCCTTATTACTCGTACAAACAAAGCCATTGTCAGCATTGACAGTACCTTGCTCTACAAAAGTGAACATACCAGCCGCATCAGCCCCAGCAGCTAAGTCATCAGCCCTTGCTGGTGATGACCCGACAATATAAATACCATTCTCACTTGCTGTGCTTTGGTCTTTGACCAATACTCGATCATTTGTTGAAAGAGTTACACCGTCCAAAGTATCGCCATTATTAAGGGCAGAGGATATTGTGATATTTGCTGTAGTTGCTGCAACACAACTATCTTTTACATCAAGTCCTTGTGCGACTCCATCAACATATCCCTTATTTGCGGCCATGTGGTCAGCACTAGGGTCTGCCACGTTTGTTATTGTTTGACTATTAAAACTTACAGCAGCATTTGGTGCTGTCATTTGATCTAATCTATTTGTTCTAACTCCAGCATCAAAGTCAGAAATTTTTGTATGAGCTATTGAAGGAATATCATCTGCCACTAAAGCTCTGAAACCCGCTGAACCGTTACTGCCATCAGGTGCGGCCAAAACTTGATTTGCTGTTCGACTTGTATCAACTTCAATAAATTTACCCTTACCACCAATCGGAACAACAGATGTTGCAGAACCTCCAGCACCGCCTGTCCCAATTCCTATATATACAACCTGATTACTTTCTGATATGGCTAACTCAGCATTTGCCAAACTTGTTGGTGCTGATGACCCTGTTGATCTTTTTATACGGATTGTGTTGGCCATAATAAATCTTTTTTAAAAGTTTCCTCCGTCAACAATATTGAGAACTGTGACTGAGCTATCTGCTATAAATGTACCATCAGATGAAGAAAAACGCACTAGACTACCATCTACTTTGTTTGTATCTGTCATTGTTGTTCCGCTTGATGCAAAAGATGGGCCTTGAGGCCCTTGAGTCGTAATCTCAACTGTAGTAGTATCTGATACTTGTGTAACTGTTACAGAATTTGGATTACTCATGCGGTGTAGCCCTCTTTAATAAACAATGTACCTCTAATATATACGTTTTCTCTAGTATCAGGTGAAGTAAGTTTAAAATCATAAAATAATTCATTTGGTGTAAAAGTGGTTGTCTGTACGTCTGTTAAATCGACATCAACTATTCCATTTGATCTATTTGTATAAGCAACATTCCAATCAGCATATTTTGTAGATCTTGACTCGTCATAAACCTCTCCAGCTACTGTATAACCAGTGAGATTAATTGCATTGCTGTCACCGTCTTTGAAAGTCAATCTTAGCTGAAAGTCAGATCTTCTAATAACAGTAAAATCTTTTTTTGCTGGAATAATTGCCATTTTTAGCTATAAGGAGAATCCCCAAGAATTGAGGTATTCCATTGAGCTTTTAATGCGTCAGGATCTGAAGCAGATGCAATACCAGAGTCCGCTGGTGCGTCCCTCAAAGCTTGTTTTTTTGCAACAATATCTGTTGTTGAAGTACCTGTTTCCAAAGCTTTTTGAAAATCTACATCAAGGGCTAGAAGTAGTGGTTCTCTAGCCTCTCTAATATTTGTCTTGTGAATTTCTCTGGCTTTTGCCATGTCAACTCCAAATCCCATAATTTACTCCGTATAAGTCCAAGCACCTCTGAAGGTTCTATCTGTAGGAATAACAGATTTATCTACAATATAACTTGTTTTACCGTCAGGCACATCTTTTGCTTGAATTTGCTCCACAGTTAATGATGTTTTATCAGATGGAACAACTATACAACAGTTACCCTCATCATCTGTGTAAATAATTCTTTTATCAGAATTTGCCATAATTAATCTCCAAAAATAGTAACTGTAAACACTAAGGGATCAACCCCTGCTGCTGATGCCACGTTGGAAAGAGTAGTTCTTACACTACCAGTTTGAATAGCATCACTGGTTCTTCTTATCAAAGGTCTAGCCCCAGAGCCTCCATTTGTAGTGTTATCTTCCTTATGTGCCATAGCAACACAATAATTAACATTTGGCATAGAGGTGTCAAAATTAACTCTAAAGTCTCCTTGATTAATATCTGTAATACTCGAAACATTAAAATCGTCCCTTATTGCAACAGTTCCCTGACCATTAAAATTGACCCAAGCTTTTGCTCTTCCCTGCTGTATTTGCACAGCCGTTGACCCATTATTACCTGATGAGTCTTGAACATTTGTTGTTCTGGTATTTGTTGTTGTTACCGTAGTTACTGCAAGACTTGTGGTTTGATCTGTCAAAAGGGTTCCTGTTTCATCTGGCAATGTTAAAGTTTTATTTGATGAGGAAACAGTAGAGGGTGCTTTTATTTCTATATAATTACTTGAATCTGAATCAAAGAATCTTGCTGGTCTTTGATCTCTTAAATTAAATGATGTATTTGAAAATGTAAAAGATAAATTACCAGCACCAGTGATACCTAAAACATTTGAACTTTCTTTAAAAATTCCTGTTGAACTATCTCCAAAATTTATTGATGGAGCCGCTGCTGAACCAGTCGAACCAGTCAACACACCTGTCATTGTGCCACCGCTTTTTGGCAGCAATCCTAAATTTGCAGTATTAAGAGGCCCTATCGTATGAAATGTTGCTTGTGCCGCCGCTGCGTTGCCACCTGTGTCTCTTATTTTCAACAAACCATTTGTTGTGTCAGCAAATAATTGACATGGCTGAGTCGTACCTAGACCACTCTGAGAGCCACTACTTAAAGATGCTAAGGCCAGAATTGCTGTTTCAATATCAAGTCTTACAGCTTGGCCTGTTCCGTTTGGTATTTGAAAATCAGTGTCTTGAGACATTTTATTTTTATACTAGCTTGCTTTGCCGAAACCAGTAGCAGTAAAAGTAAAGTTTCTATCTATTACACTACCAGATGAGTCTGTGAATTTCACATTAAATCCAGAACTGCTTATTGAAGATATTGTATAAGTTTCATTAAAAGCCAAATTTAATGGAACAACCTGTATTGATGGCAAATATCTACTGGTAGATCCTCCGATAGCTGAAGTTCCTGTGAAAAAATTGCTCACAAAAGTTATATTTTTTCCTGAGCCAGAGGTTCCCGAAGCTATTACACCATTTGTTGCTGCTGAGTTAGTTGCTGAAGTTTCTGTCCTTACATCAAAGAAACCATCAAAACCTAAAACTGAAACATCTATATTTTGAGCAATATTTGTACTTTGTAAAGTTGCTTTAAATTTATAATATCTTGCTACAAAATTTGCTTGTGAGAAATCTTGAAAGTCTGTAAAAGTTGAATTATCCAAAGAGGTAGCAACTGACAATTTGCAGTTTGTCTGATTTACTACACTTCCGTCCCAAGAGTCGTAATCATCAACAAGTCCAGTTCTGCTATCAAGTAAATCACTTGTATTTATCCCAAGACTTGTAATAACTCTTTTTATACCAAGTGAATAACTTGCCCCTAAATCCAAAACATTTGCAAATTCATAAGTTCCAGAGGTAGTTGCAGATAAATTTTGTAATCTTAATTTATTGCTTGCAACTGTCGTATTGCTTTTTGTCCCTGAGAAACTTGGATTTTCACGTTGTTGCAGTATTACTAACTCAGTCAACTGACTTGGAATTGAAACTGTTACCGTTGCATCATTTACAGAGAAATTTCCTGAGTCATCAGTGTATTTCAAAACGTAAGTCCCAACTAAAGCTGGAACAGTCACCTCTGTTGTTGCTCCACTAACAGCCTCGACAAGATCTTGAGCAGATCCAAAATCAACTCCACTTGTTGCTGGAGAATGTCTGATATGAGTGAACCCCCCATGTACCACATCTATCGTGGTAGTCTTATTCCATTTTAGCCTTACAAGCTTTCCGTCAACTGGTTCAAGCGTTAGTCCTTGCACATCTGGTGGGGGATCTGTCTTACCACTTGCTGTGAAACTATCTTCTAGTGGATTAACAGATGGAACTCCTAAAGCATTAATAGAAAAAATCCTAAAGTTATAAAGTCCAACGTCACCATTTTCAATCACATAATCATTTGAAGTGACATTTATATTTGTATAATTTTCATTATTTCTGCGAAACTGAAACTGATAACTTGTCGCACCTACCACAGGCTGCCAAGAAACAATAATCTTACTTACAGCTTTATTATTAACAGCAACAAGTTTTTCTTGAAAACTCATGGCTGCTGGTGGTTGTTTTCTTTCAGTTAATGTTGAAATTGATCTTGTTGGTAATACTTCGCCATCTTCAACAGCAGCGTATTTATTTGAATCATGCAAAAGTGCAGTTATGGCAAAAGTAGAATCTTGATTTTCTTTAACAGTCAAAACTCTCCATTCTGTAGTTTTCAGAGTTGGTGTTTCTAAGATATAAACACTGTTGGGATTTGGAGCAACTGCTTGATTGCTTGCATTTGTAAAAGCTGCCGCAACAGTAATAGTATTTCCGTTGATAGCTGATATGTTTCTTGTACTTACAGATCCGTCTGGCAATACAACAGATAATGTCGGATTTGCGGTAATTGCTGGAATATCGGTATTTGCAATATTATCAACGACAATTTGAGTGGTTGTAGGTGTAGATGAGTTTGAAATACGGCCACCTCTTCTAACTCCACTTTTCATGGGATCTTGAATTGAAATAATATCGTGAGGTCGCACAATCACTCCAGCATCTATAGAAGTCACAAAGCTACAAGTTTCTCCAGCGTTTTGCTCATTATGTAGAATCCATTTTCCTAATCTCTGTGCTTGTCCTCTGGACGTAGTACCCAAAGCTCTAACTGTTTTTACAACTGAGCCGTATTTATCTCTTATCGCTTGACTTGCTTGCACTGTTTCATAATCAATTTCTTGAGTCTCCATATCAAAGTAAGAAACATTGATGACAGTATGTCTAGCTTTTCTACTGCTTCCAAAATATGAAAAACCCTGTTCTGTTACGTTAGATAAATTAAATAAATATTTACTTGTTGCTGGCTGGTCATTTGCTACTTCAATACTTCCCGCCCCAAAATAAGTAATTCCTCTGAATATAGAAGATAATTCATTAATCACAGTAAATGCCTCTTTTGCTGTTGTGATATTTATATTTGTTTGAAAACGTGGTTCCTGACCATTTTCCCCATCATCTACTAATTCATTGCAGTATTCACTAACGGAATAAAAAGAATATTGATTTAACTTACTTTCTGATATACCCGCCCCAAAACGGCTGTTTGTGAGCAAGTGAAATAGAATCCAAGCTGGATCAGCAGTCCATTCTTTGTTTGTTTTAAAACTTCCATTGAAAGAACCGCTGTAAGTTATTCTTCCATTTGATGAATCAACAGTCGCATTATGTGGGATTTTGACTTTTATTCCTCTGATACGGAAAGTTCTTCGAGGGATTCTAGGAAACTGCTCTGAATCTATACGCAAAGCTATGTGTGCAGTATTTGGGTATGTCTCTGCCTCTTTGATTAATTCAGTAATAGTTAAAAACTTAAAAGCATTTTGAAGCGTTGTTTCTGTACTGTCTACCGTAGCTCTTTCAACTCTTATAACCACAGGAAATGAACTACTTGCTGGCAAATCAAATTCATAATCCCTGTTGTAAGCGTTTGATGCCCTGCCTCTAACGGTATCTTCTATATGTGTTGTAGTTGTATTATCATTTTGTATTGATTTAATTCTTAGTTGTACTTCAGTTCCAGAAATATTCCCATTGTCCTCAAATTGCTGCAAAGACTGAAATTGTATTGTGACTCTTACAGTTTCAATAGAAGTATCATTTATTGTATGTTCTCTTGCATTGGCTGTTGTTACAGTAAGACCTATTGCAGAGGTTCTTTCAATATTCCTTACACCATCAATTTTTGTCTGATTTGCAGTTCCAGATTTAAAAGCAAATTGGATATCTTTAAAATTAAAATCTGATTCCTGTGGATTTGTAGTTGATGCGGCCTGTTGTAAAACCTGAGTACCATTAAGGAATACATCTTTGAGAAAATTATTTAGATATTCAGTAGAGGTAATATCTGTAACACCAGCCTTACTTGCTGAAGCACTGCCCTCAATCTCGCCTTCTGAAAGGATCTCAACTAGAGTTGAAAATTGCTTACTAGAAAGAGCATCTTTTGGTAATGATGCATCAGTAATACCTAAGAGTTCATTTATTGCATTTGGATTACTTGAAGAGGCTGATCCCATAATTAACTTTCTCCTTTTATTTGCACTGTATCAACACCATTAGAAATAGTGATTGAGCCGACAAAAATTTCACCAAATACACAGTTGACTGGAATACCAGCCCTCGAAACATTAGAAAGCCCAGTAAATGAATAATTACTTGCAAAGGCCGCTGGATCTGTGTCGTCCATACCACTCCCGCCCCGATTGTTTGTTTGATCTGGCGTAAGAAGATCAGTTATGCCACCAATAATCATAGAGGTTCCAATAGATGTTAAAACTGATGCGGCAAGCGTAGCAATAACACCTCCTGAGATAGCACTACCACCAAGCAAAGCTCCAATTCCTAAAACAATTCCAAAAAAATTGCCATGAGCTATTGGAATAATTTGTATTTCACCCTCCATGTTCATGTGTAAATTTTTTTCCGATATTTCCTCTCCTCTTACTTTGATGCAATAATGCTGATTCGCCATGTGCTTTTCTAAGCCTTTAAAATTACATTTCAAAAAAGAGATTGCATCTACTGGTTTCCTGACGACAGCTTCTAATTCCTTTTGATTATTACAAAATTTTTTCAAAGGGCCATAAAGTTTAATTTTTGTCAGCATGGCTCTCCTCTGGATCTATGTAAATTGTAGTCTTAGTGTCTGGATTAACAAGATAAAAACGTAAGTCAAGAGCATTACATGAAGCAATATCTGCTGGTGAAAAATTCATATCAAAATCTGGGTGACTGTGAACAATTCCTATGATCTCATCTACACTATCCTCACATAATGCCCAGTCATCTGGCTCAATTACAAAGTTTGCAACATCATGTTTGAAAGCTACGTTTCTACATGGCCAATAATCAAGCTTTCCTTGATCTTTAACTAACAATCCACAGCACTCCATAGGTTGCTCTTTTTGTGCGTGTTCAAAAGCTTTCTCTTTCCACATATTACTGATTTATAAATGTGCCAACTCCAGCAAATTCAGATCTCAAAACTTGTCTGGCTGGAATTTTTTTACCCTGTAAATCTATTTCAGAAACTAACTCAAACTCAACAAAACTTCTGTTTTCTTGTATTTTTCGATCAATAAAAAATATTTCTTGCGGTAATTCATCTGAGTTTGGTGTTCCAAATGGGTTTGAATTTCCTTCAAAGTTAACAGCATCAAGACTGCTGGCAAGAGTTCTAATTCTTGTAAATTTACTTCCTATCAGATCATTTTGGGCCGTTGTCTGATTTACCAAAATCATCAAATCAGAAACTGTCAAAACCTGACCATCTTTTGTAAGACCAACTAAGTTTGCCAATTTAAATATGGGTCTGGGGATTTGACCCTTAGAAGTAAACTCGAAACCTGTGGCCTCTGCTGGGAATTTTTGATATGAATTACCTTGCCATACTATGTCTGTATTTGTATTCATTTTTGTTCCACTGTGAAACCTTAAAACATCATTGCTTCCATGTAGATTGTTGAAAAGTTCAAGAGTAAAGAGTTCAATCAAACTACTTGGATTAATACTCTGTAATTCAGAAACAGGAATAGCCATTATGGTTCTTGCACCTCCTCAAAAGTAAGATTCATAACAACTCTTCCTTTTGTTACTAAAGTTCGACTTCTCTGAGTGCAGATAAATTTTGGCGAGGCTGACAAATCAGGCAAAACATTTTGTCGAAATGAAGCACTGACATCAAAACTTGCTTGATCGTCAAATCTTGAATTTAGAAAATCATTTATGGTTTTTGAATCTGCGGTTGAAACAATAAAATTAAGACGCAAATTTATAAGTCTTTTATTTGCTGGCAGCCCAAAAACTAAACGCTGTTCATATCCATCACCAAATTTCACTCTTTGGCTTGACTGATCTGTATTTTCTACACTGCTGTAGGTTGGCAGAAAATTTGGAAAAGTTGCCATTATGCTAATAAACCTCCGACTCTTTTCTGTTTAATTAACTCTGATTGTATAGCAACAGCGATCTGTTCACCTAAAGCGTTGCCACTCTCACTATCTGCACTTACTGAGCTACCACTTGCGTCAACTGAGACTTGAATATTGTTGACGATAGAATCACCGCCACCACCTATCTGCTCATTTGGAATTATTGTGCCGCCTACTTTCGGAACAAATATCTCTGGCCCTCTTTCACCAACGATTGAAGCTTTGCCCACAGGTGGCCTTCCACCATCTGCAAAAAGTCCTCCAATAAGACCACCAAGAAATCCTCCAAGCCCTTTTCTTTCTCCACCAGTTGAACCTTTGCCAAAATTCTCTCCGAATGAGCCAAAAACCTTATCTATTTGTGCGTCTATAATTTTGTCTCTAATCTTGTTCAAAACGCCTGTCATGGCCTCTCCAAATGTTTTTGCACCAGTTATAGCGTCCCTAAGATTATTTTTAATGCTGCCCTCTATTTCTTCGCCTACAGCAGCCATTTTTTCTTTAAGCTTATCTGTTTCCTCTTGTTGTTTTTTTATAGACTCTTCTGCTTTTTTATTTTCTTCATTCTGTTTTTTCTTAGCCTCAGTAATTTTTTCTTCTGATTCTAAAGTTTTTTGCCTTCCTTCCAACATTCTTAATTGTGCTTCTGCCTCTTCTAAAGCTCTTGCTGCCCCTCTTTTTGCGTTTCCTCTTGCTTTTTGAAGTTTAGCCTCTAATTCTTCGACAGCTTTTTTTTGCTTATCTATAGCATCTGTAACCTCTTCTGCTCCTCCCTCATTAATTAAATCTTGAAACTCTTTTGCTTTTCTTCTAGCTTTCATAAAAGCAGTTGCTAAAGCCCCAACACCAACAACAAGCAACCCTATTCCAGTTGTTGCCATTGCTATTTTTAATGCTCCAAGAGCAAGAGTCGTCTTTCCTATACCACCAGCGGCCAACAGTGCAGATGCTTGCAATGCAGTAAGACCTCCAGAGGCCACAAGGCTTTGAACTCCAACAGAACTCACAGCAAACAGCAGACCTTTAAATGCTGTTGTTGCAATAGGTATAGCAATGCCCAATAACTTAACAGCCACAGCAATTTTTGTAATTAATATTGCAGCTTGACCAGCATCAGTTTGAGAAAATTCTAAAAGTTTATTTATTAGATTAGTCAATAATTTAGTAACACCTTCAACTGCTGGTCTTAATTCAGTTCCAAAAGCAATAGAAAGATTTTGTGTTGCATTAGTAAAGTTTTTAAATACTTGAGTAGGATCATTTTTTAATAAATCCTCTAGAAAGCCGCTTCCTTCATTTCCAACTCTTCCTAAAGCTCTAAGAACAACATCACTTGTTAATTTTCCTTCAGCAGCTAATTTTTTAAGCTCTCCTATAGTTACTCCAAGTTCAGCAGCAATAGGAGCAAGAACAGTTGGTACTTGTTCTGAGATACTTCTAAATTCATCACCAGCCAGCCTTCCTGAGCCTAGAGCCTGTGCTAGTTGCCTAAATGCGTTTGATGATTCTATAGCTGAAGCACCAGCTAGTTTTGCCGCTGTATTGAATCCAAAAAATACAGTTCTTATTTCTTCAACGCTTGAACCTAGTGGGGCTAATCTTGCTGTAATATCTGTGACTCCCTCAAGAGCTTCAATGGTGCTTAGTCCAAAAGCTTTTTGTGCATCTTTGGCAATCTCTAAAGATTTTGCAAATGAACCATTTTCTTTTGTAAGTAAACCTAATCTAACCTTAAGTTTTTCAAAAGTAGCTGATGCGTTTACCGCTTGTCTTGCAATAACAGTTATACCTACACCAGCGATTGCAGTTCTTAGCCCACCAAATGATTTCTGTAAAGCATTAGTTTTCTGTTGAACACCATTTAACGCCCTAGTTGCACCGCTGGCATCAACTCTTAACCTTACGACTGCTTCTGCCACAAATAAAAAAAACCTTTATCCTATATTACCTTGAATTGCGTTTTTGTCGTTGCAATGCCTTTTTTTCCTCGTCATACTTTATCTCGTAATATCCAGCCCAATATATAAGCTCTGCCTCAGTCATATTCATTCTGAGTTCTTGCACTGTCTTGCCAAGTTCTGTTGCTAGGAAAAACTCAAATCTAAGCCAGTTATCCCCTTTTATTCTTTTTTTGCTGTATCTATATCAAGCTTGATGTCATTCAAGAAAAGCTCAAGATCATTTAAAACTTTCTCTGGAAGTTGTCTTTGCAACATTGGTGCATCTGACATATCAAAAGCTGGACTTCCATCTTCTTTTTCTGCCATTTGACAAAGAAGTTGAGTTGATACAAC